AGTTGCCAAGGAAAAAGGTATCAAGCCTATTCTTGGAATTGAGGGGTATATTACCAAGGACCGCTTCGATCACGAAGACAAGAAAGACAAGAATGACCCCCTAGACCTAAACTATAATCACTTGATTATTCTTGCTAAGGATGCAAAGGGTCTAGAGAATCTTAATAAACTTAATGAGCTTGCCTGGACTGAGGGTTTCTTCAAGAAGCCTCGCATGGACTGGGCTATCCTAGAAGAGTACAAGGAAGGTCTTGTAATTACTTCTGGCTGTCTATCTGGATATCTAGCCAAAGCAATTGAAGCAGACAACCTAGCTGCTGCTAAAATGCACCTACAGTGGGCTAAGGATACCTTTGGAGACGATTACTACATTGAGGTTATGCCACATAACCCTCCAGAAGTAAACAAACTCATTCTGGAGCTAGCAGACGAATTCGGTCTAAAGCCAGTAGTTACTCCAGACTGCCACCACTCTTCTCCAGACCAGCGTGAGATTCAGGAACTAAAACTTATCCTAAACTCATACGCTAACAAGACTGTTAAGGATGTTACCTACGACAAGTCTGCTAGCATGGACAACCTTATGGACCGCCTAGACTATCTCTATGGTGCAGACCGCCAGATGACATTCCGTGACTTTGAGATTCACCTGCTCTCTGATGAAGAAATGCACAAGGCTATGGAAGCCCAGGGTATCGTTCGTCAGGACATGTATGACAATACTATTGAGATTGTAAACAAGATTGAAGACTACGATATCCAAGATCACCTAGACTTACTGCCTGCACAGTATCAGAACCCTGACAAGGAGCTTCTGGACCTTGCTATGGAGGGTCTAAGGGCTAAGGGGTTAGCAGACAAGGAAGACTACATTGCTCGTCTTAATGAGGAGCTGGAGGTCATCAAGGACAAGAAGTTTGGTCCTTACTTCCTAGTTGTTCGCAACATGATTAACTGGGCTAAGAAAGAAGATATCATGGTAGGACCAGGTCGTGGTTCTGCTGCTGGCTCGCTACTCTGCTATGCCCTAGGCATTACAGACATTGACCCAATTGTTCACGGTCTTCTATTCTTCCGATTCATCAACCCAGAGCGTAACGACTTCCCAGATATCGATACTGATATCCAGGACTCACGCCGAGAAGATGTTAAGGACTATCTAGTTCGCCAGTATCGTCACGTTGCTTCGATTGCAACATTCCTTGAGTTCAAGGGCAAGGGTATTGTTCGTGACATTGCTCGTGTGCTTATGATTCCACTAACTGACGTTAACAAGGTTCTTAAGCTTGTTGATGACTGGGATGACTATTGCACATCTAAGCAGACTGCTTGGTTCCGTGAAAAGTATCCAGAGATTGAAATCTATGGTGAAAAGCTTCGTGGTCGTATTCGTGGAACTGGTATCCACGCTGCAGGTGTGGTTACATCTAAGCTACCAATCTTCAAGTATGCTCCACTAGAGACTCGTACCAGCCCTGGAAACAAGGAGCGTATCCCTGTGGTGGCTGTAGACATGGAAGAGGCAGAGCGTATTGGTCTAATTAAGATTGATGCTCTGGGTCTAAAGACCCTTTCTGTGATTCAGGACACTCTCAAGATTATTGAGGAACGCACTGGCGACAAGATTGACCTACACACCATTGACATGGAAGATAAGAAGGTCTACTCCATGCTGTCTGACGGTCTTACAAAGGGTGTATTCCAATGTGAAGCTACTCCATATACCAACCTATTGGTTAAGATGGGCGTAAAGAACTTCAACGAACTTGCTGCATCTAACGCTCTAGTTCGTCCAGGTGCCATGAACACCATTGGTAAGGACTACATTGCTCGTAAGCACGGTAAGCAGAACATCTCTTACCACCACCAGTTGATGCGTTCATTTACCGAAGAGACCTATGGCTGTGTTCTATATCAGGAACAGGTTATGTTGGCTTGTACTGAACTAGGTGGCATGACAATGGTTGAAGCAGACAAGGTTCGTAAGATCATTGGTAAGAAGAAGGATGCTAAAGAATTTGACCAGTTCAAGGACAAGTTCGTTAAGGGTGCTAGCCAGCACGTCCGTCCAGAAGTCGCAGAAGAGCTGTGGCACGACTTTGAAGCCCACGCAGGGTATTCGTTCAACAAGTCACACGCTGTAGCCTACTCAACGCTATCATACTGGACAGCCTGGTTGAAGTATCACTTCCCACTAGAGTTCATGTATTCGCTACTGAAGAACGAGGGTGACAAGGATGCTCGCACGGAGTATCTAATTGAAGCCAAGCGTATGGGTATTCAGATTCGCTTGCCACACATCAACGATTCAGATGCTGACTTCAAGATTGAGGGCAAGGGTATTCGATTCGGACTAACCGCTATTAAGTTTATTAGTGATAATATCGCTAGTAAGTATATGGAAGCTCGTCCATTCAATTCGTATAAGGAGCTAGAGGAGTTTACCTTTGGTAAGGGTAACGGAGTTAACTCTCGTGCTCTTGCTGCACTTCGTGCAATTGGTGCTGCAACATTCCCAGACAATCCTCGCAATGATGATGAAGTTAAGGAAAACCTGTACGAGTATCTAAACCTACCAGAGTTTAACATCCCAGTGCCACAGCACTATCACGCCTTTATCAATGAGGTAGACGACTTTGAAGAAAAGGGCTCGTTTATCCTGATGGGTATGATTAAGGGAATTAAGCGTGGCAAGGGATGGTCACGAGTTGAGATCCTAGATAGAACTGGTAGTGTTGGCATCTTCGATGAAGAGCAGACTGCTATTGAAGCAGGTAAGACATACCTAATTCTAGCAAGCGATAACCGAATTGTTGAGGCTATCCCAGCAGACGAGATTCGCACTAGCAGCTCTGGTCTTGTTAAAATTCTAAATTACAAGCAGTTGCCATATAAGGGCGAAGAGCTATTCGTGGTATCATTTAAGTCTCGCATCACCAAGGCTGGTAAGAAGATGGCTTCTCTGGTCCTGGCAGATGCAGATAGAGACCTACACAGCGTTACTGTGTTTCCTACAGCGTATGCCAAGGCATACATGAAGATTGACGAGGGTAACACTTACAAATTCAGCCTGGGTCAAACCAAGGATGGAACAATAATTATGGAGGACGTAGAAAATGTTTGATGAAGTTGCAATTGAGTTGCACGAGACAGCAGTAGCCAAAGGTTTTTGGGATGTTGTCGAAGTAGCAAATCAAGAACAAAAGGATATCTTTATTACTAAACAGTTGATGATGATTGTGTCAGAGACCGTTGAGGTAATGGAAGCTATTCGCAAAGACAAGGGAGAAGAGGAGATTGCGGATGAAATGGCAGACATTCTTATCCGCACCCTAGACCTCTATGCAGGGCTGGTAGAGCACGGATACACCACAGTATCGCTTGACCACGCCTTCAACAATCAGACTGATATTAATCGGTCACGACCACAGAAACACGGAGTAAAATTCTAATGGATATCATTGTATATACAAAGCCATCATGCGTACAGTGTGATGCAACAAAGCGAAGCCTAGATAAGCTGGGTCTAAAATACGGAACAGTAGATGTTACGCAGGACGAAAAGTCATATAACATGCTTGTAGAAAAGGGCTTTAAGTCTATGCCTGTAGTAAACGCAGGAGATGAATGGTGGTCTGGATTCAACCCAGATAAGATCAATGGGCTGGTAGGCTAATGACTACTATCGAAGAAGCATTTGCAGCGTTAGACCCTAGGATTCGTAAGCGTCTATCTACTGGTGTAGGATTTAAAACTGAATTTCAGCCCACACCTAGCTATGGTCTAAATCGTGCTTTGAATGGCGGATTGCCTTATGGTCGTCAGGTTTTAATCTGGGGTAGCAAGTCATCTGCCAAGTCATCGCTATGTCTACAAATGATTGCAATGGCACAGCAAGAGGGCAAGCTATGTGCCTGGATTGATGCTGAAATGTCATACTCTGAGGACTGGGCTAAGGCTCTTGGGGTAGACACAGATAGCCTAATCGTATCACAGGCTCGTACAATCAATGAGATGGTAGACGTTGGTACAGCACTAATGAATGCAGGAGTGGATATGATTGTAGTTGACTCAATTACATCATTGCTTCCTGCCATTTACTTTGAGAAAGATTCTGATGAACTAAAGCAGTTAGAGAACACAAAGCAGATTGGTGCAGAGTCTCGTGACTTTTCAAATGCAACCAAGATGCTTAACTATGCTAATAACAAGGTAAAGCCTACGTTGCTTGTTTTGATTAGTCAGTCTCGCAATAACATTAATGCTATGTATACCCAGCAACAGCCAACTGGTGGACAGTCAATCAAGTTCTATTCATCAACAGTAATTAAACTATTTAGCTCTGAATCAGATAATCAGGCTATCAAGGGTAAGATTGCTGTAGGCGATAAACTTATCGAAGAAAAGATTGGTCGTAAGGTCCGCTGGGAAGTTCAGTTCTCTAAGACTTCTCCAGCATTCCAGTCTGGTGAGTACGATTTCTACTTCCGTGGAGACGTTGGCATTGACTCTGTTGGCGACCTTGTTGACACAGCAGAAATGATGGGGCTAATTGAACGCACTGGAGCCTGGTATATTATTCCAGGAACCACCGACAAGCTCCAGGGTAGAGACAAGTTCGTAGCAAGGGTAAGAGAAGACCTAGACCTACAAGATCAGATTAAGGCTATGGTCAATGGCGAAGTATAACGTATACCAAGGTCAATTTACATGTCACGTATGCAAGGCGGAGGTTAAAACCCTCCGTCTGTATGCGGACGATAAAAAGCTAACATGGATGTGCTCAGAAAAACACGTCAGCGAAGTTAGCCTTAACACTAAAAAGAATAAAAGGGATTTTAATGAATCATAATGTAGAAGGCTGCTACTGTAGCCTATTTCAGGGAGATGGCATGCCAGAGGGTGCTATTTGTGGTCCATGTGCGGACAATGACTGTGTCTGTGTGCCGTGGGATAAATGAGTGAAAAAGGTGAAAGCAAACGTATCGGTGCCAAGCAGCACAAGAACTCTGGTAGAGGAACCCATAAGGGTGATGCGACTTGGGAAAACTTCACTGTTGACTTCAAAGAGGTTGGCAAGTCCTTTACCCTTAATAAAGAGGTTTGGGCTAAAGCTACGACTGATGCAGTTCGTAACAACAATGACCCTGCAATCGTGGTGGTTATTGGTGAAGGTGGAATTAAAACAAGACTAGCAGTGATTGAACTGTCATTGCTAGAGATGATACTTGACCAACTACCACCTGATAGTGTATAATAGAACTACAACATTTAAGGAATTAAATTGGAAACAGAAAACAAAACTACCATCGATATGGTAAACGGTCTAACAGAGATTGCAGAATATATGCAGGACGAGGAGCTGACAGCAGCCCTCACCTTTATCGCTAAACTGATCGTGAAGCCAGACATTCCACTACAGGTTGCAACAATTGAGATTGTTCGTCTACAAGCTATTGCAGCTAAGATGGCATTCAAGGCAACCTGGATGGTTAATGTTGACAAGGGAAACAGGGAGAAGAAGAATATCTACTTTACCGCACACGAGGCTATTACTGACCTAGTGTCTGCTTTGAAGTATATTGTTCGATAACATTATGGCTAAAAGTTTATTGCAACAGGTAATGCTTAAGAAGGCTGAGGATAATCCAAACAGCAAGCCTTCTTTTATCAATAGAGAAGCATTGATTGAAAAGATTAATTCTGGATATATCGTTAATCGTGTAGACAAGTTCCAGACCAAAAAGACATTTGCCCCTAGCACAATTGCATTCTCTCACGGAGAGTGTCCACGCTACTGGTATCTAGCCTTTGAGGGTGCTACCTTTACCGACAACGCAGATGCGTATGGTGGAGCTAACATGACCTCTGGTACAAAGTCACACGAAAGAATTCAGCAGGCTATGTCCGATGCTGGCATTCTAATTGATTCAGAATTTAAAATCACCTATGAGAACCCACCCATCTTCGGATATGGTGACGTTATCCTAGACTGGGAAGACCAGGAACTCCTAGGTGAAATTAAGACCATGCCACACGAGGCATTTGAATATCGTAAAGCATCTGGTAGACCAAAATCTGGTCACCTAATTCAGTTGCTTATCTATATGAAGATTCTAAATCGTGGCAAGGCGATACTCATTTATGAAAACAAGAATAATCACGAACTGCTGATTTTCCCTGTTGAACCAACTGAGTATTCATTTACGTGGGTAGAGAACGCATTTGAGTGGATGCGAAAGGTACGTGCTGCCTGGGAGAATAAAACTCTTCCAGAAAAGAACTATCGTTCAAATTCAAAGATTTGCAAGACATGTCCTATTCAGGCTGCTTGTGCTGATGCTGGCTCTGGAGAGATCAAAATTAGATCCTTGGAGCCACTAGATGAAAAACAAGCACTGTGAATGGTGTGACAACCAGTTTGAAGCAAAACTAAATTACCAAATATACTGTTCTCCAGAGTGTAGAGATGCAGCAACAAAAGAGAAGATTGCACAACGCTATCTTGTCACTAGGATTAAAAACCGAATTGGCAAGAAGCGTTTGTGTAAATCTTGCGGTAGCAATCTGTCCGTCTATAACGATACTCAGATATGCCAGGCATGTATATCCAATCCTTCAGATGTTAAGCAAATCCTTAAAGATATCAAAGGCATGATGAAAAATGAAGATAAGTAATCTTGTCAATAAGCCACAAAGAATAATGTCTATTGATGCTAGTACAAATAGCATCGCATTTGCTATCTTTGATGGGAAAGAACTTGAGAAGTTTGGTAAGATTAATTTTGTTGGACTAACTCCATATGACAAGGTTGTAGATGCTGCAGGAAAAATTAGAGCCTTTGCATCGCTGGTTCCTGTAGATGCCATTGTGATTGAACACACAGTATTTATGAATAGCCCTAAGACTGCTGCAGACCTTGCACTGGTTCAGGGTGCTTTGCTGGGGGCATTTGGAGTAGAAACAATAAGATCGGTAGCACCAATCACTTGGCAGAATTACATTGGTAATAAGAAGCCAAGCAAACAAGAACTATTTGATTTTAAACAGGCAAACCCTGGCAAGTCCGACTCTTGGATTAAATCACAGATGCGAGAGCAAAGAAAACAGAAAACAATTAGATATGTAGGAATCCAGTATGATAAGACAATTACTGATAATGATATTGCGGATGCTATTGCTATTGGTCATTATGCGATTAATAACTGGGAAAGGTTGACAAAGTAATGGCGAAGCTGTATACTAGTGAGGTATGGTTAAAAAAGCGTTACCACATAGACAAGAAAACTCCAGAGCAAATTGCGAAGGAATGTGGAACTAGCGTAGAGACAATCTATGTCTATCTAGCTAAGTTCGGATTAAGGAAATCAAGACGATGATTAAAAGAGGAAAGACCAAAGCAGTAAAAACCAAGTTCAGTCGTATCTATGACATTGAGGTTGGTAACTTTGTTATTAATAGCGGAGACCTGATTAAGATTCAGGGTGAGCATGGTATGAAGTTTAAGTTCTATAGTCTCACCACTAACGATGAAACAGGCGTTAGCTGGGTAGACTGCTTTGAGGTCCACAAGATGACCCCTGGATGTTTTAGATCCTTTAGGGCTGACCGTGTAAAGCGTATCCCAACCAAGCGTGGCAGGAGGAAGAAGTAATGTCATTTGAAGATTTAACAGTGGAACACCTTGACGAAATGAACAAGGTCGTTGAGAAGTATTTGCAAGGTGAAGAGCCTACCCAGATTTCTAAAGAGTTAGCCCTACCAAGACAAAAGGTTGTAGCTCACCTAAACCAGTGGAAGGCTATGGCTGCAGACAATGCTGCTATCCGTGCTCGTGCTAAAGAAGCCCTGGTAGCTGCAGACACACACTATAATAAACTAATTAGTAAAGCATACGAAGTAATGGACGAAGCAACTACTATTGCTAATCTTGGTGCAAAGAACGCATCCATCAAACTAGTGCTTGACATTGAGTCTAAGCGTATTGATATGCTACAGAAGGCTGGTCTACTTGAGAACAAGGAGCTAGCAGAAGAGATGATTGAGATTGAGCGTAAGCAGGAAATTCTTGTAGGCGTTCTTAGAGACATTGCTGCAGAGCACCCAGAGGTTCGTGACAAGATTATGCGTAGGCTATCCGAGCTGTCTAAGGACAAGGAAGTAATCACGGTGGTGGTTCAATAATGTTCGATGATTTCTTAGAGGCACTCAAGTCTGATAATTTTAGTGAATATCCAGTAGACGCTAAAACATTCGTGGAGGGCGAAGACTACTTGGGTCAGCCACCACTATCAGAAGTGCAGTACGACTTGGTAGAAGCTATGAGCCAAATCTATCGTGTAGAAGACCTAATTGATATTATGGGTGAAGAGGCTGGTCGTAGACACTACAAGAAGTACACTAAGAATGAAATCATCATGCAACTTGGAAAGGGTAGTGGTAAGGACTTTACCTCAACTGTAGGGTGTGCATTTCTAGTATATAAACTACTCTGTCTAAAAGACCCTGCTCGTTATTTTGGTAAGCCATCTGGCGATGCTATTGATATTATTAACGTTGCTATTAACGCACAGCAGGCTAAGAACGTGTTCTTCAAAGGTTTCAAAACCAAGATCGAACGCTCACCATGGTTTGCTGGAAGGTATAACCCAAAGGCTGAAAGCATTGAGTTTGATCACTCCATTACGGTTTACTCTGGTCACTCGGAGCGTGAGTCACATGAGGGTCTTAACCTTATCCTAGCAATCCTTGACGAGATTTCTGGTTTCGCACAGGAGATTGGAACTGGTAATGACCAAGGTAAGACCGCAGACAACATCTACAAAGCCTTCCGTGCTTCCGTAGACTCTCGTTTTCCAGACTTGGGAAAGGTAGCACTGCTATCGTTCCCTCGTTATCCTGGAGACTTCATTTCTACCAGATATGAATCGGTGATTGCTGAAAAAGAAACAGTCACAAAGACTCACAAGTTTATTATGAATCCAGACCTACCAGAAGATGCAGATGGCAATACGCTAGAAATTGAGTGGGATGAAGATACAATCATATCCTACAAGTATCCAGGAATGTTTGCACTTAAGAGACCTACTTGGGTAGTTAATCCTACTCGTAAGGTAGACGACTTTAAGCTTGCATTCTTTACAGATATGGCAGATGCCATGCAACGTTTTGCCTGTGTGCCTACGTTTGCTTCAGATGCTTTCTTCAAAGATCGTGACAAGGTTCGTAGCACAATGACTCTCCGTAACCCCCTAGACTCCGTGAGACGCTTTGATGAAACCTTCCAGCCAGATCCATCCAAGACATACTTTGTTCACGCTGACCTTGCACAGAAGCACGACAAGTGTGCTGTTGCCATTGCTCACGTAGAAAAGTGGGTATCGGTCCAGGTAATGAAAGACTACGAACAAATCGTACCTATCGTAGTAGTAGATGCTGTAGCATGGTGGGAGCCTCGTAGAGAGGGTCCTGTTAACCTATCAGAAGTTAAGCAGTGGATTCAAAACCTTCGCAGGATTGGTTTTGATATTGGCATGGTCAGCTTTGACCGATGGAACTCCTTTGATATCCAGAATGAGCTAAAGGCTGTTGGAATGAGAACTGAGACTGTTTCTGTTGCCAAGAAGCACTATGAGGACATGGCTATGCTTATCTATGAAGACCGCCTTGTAATGCCTAATATTGAACTACTATTCGAAGAGCTAACTGAGCTAAAGATTGTAAAGCAGAACCGTGTAGACCACCCTAGAAAGCTTTCTAAGGACCTTGCGGATGCTGTATGTGGTGCTGTCTTCGGTGCTATCTCACACACACCTCGTGACCGCAACCAGGTAGTAGAAATTCATACCTTTAAAGAACGACCAAAGACCGAGGTTGACTTTGGGGATACAAATGTGATACAATATAGTTCTAGCAAAAAGCAAGAGTTCCACGACTATCTTGCAAATCTCAAACTAGTATAAGGAACACATGACAAAATCGTGTGTTAGCCTACTTTACCCTAATTACAGAAAGGTGGCGATGCCACATGACACAGCCGTATAGCTATCACGAGCTAAACGCAATGCTGAATCTATATGACCAGAACGGTAAGATTCAGTTTGACAAGGATAAGGAGGCTGCAAGAGCGTACTTCCTTGATCACGTAAATCTAAACACAGTATTCTTCCACAGCTTAGAGGAGAAGCTTAACTATCTAGTTGAGCATGACTATTATGAAGCAGACTTGCTAGACAAGTATGACTTTGAGTTTATCAAGGAAATGTTTAAGCGAGCATATGCTTATAAGTTCCGCTTCCCAACATTCGTTGGAGCATATAAGTTCTACACTCAGTATGCCCTAAAAACATTCGATGGTGAGCGTTACCTAGAACGCTTTGAAGACCGTGTAGTTATGAATGCACTACTTCTGGCACAGGGCAACAAGTCCCTGGTCGCAGACCTAATTGATGAAATCATCTCTGGTCGCTTCCAGCCAGCCACACCAACATTCCTGAACGCAGGTAAGAAGCAACGTGGAGAATATGTGTCCTGCTTCTTGCTACGCATTGAGGACAACATGGAGTCTATTGCTCGTGCAGTAAACTCTTCACTACAGTTATCAAAGCGTGGTGGCGGAGTCGCTCTTAATCTTAGCAACCTTCGTGAACTTGGTGCTCCTATTAAGAAGATTGAGAACCAGTCTTCGGGTGTCATCCCAGTTATGAAGATGCTAGAGGATGCCTTCTCTTACGCCAACCAGCTGGGTGCTCGTCAGGGTGCAGGTGCTGTTTACCTAAACGCTCACCACCCAGACATTATGCGATTCCTAGACACCAAGCGTGAGAACGCAGATGAAAAGGTTCGTATTAAAACACTATCAATTGGTGTTGTAGTCCCTAACGTAACTCTAGAACTTGCCAAGGCAGGTGAAGATATGTATCTATTCTCACCATATGACATTAAGCGTGTCTATGGCAAGGACATGAGCGATATCTCCGTAACAGATATGTATCAGGAACTCGTAGATAATCCAGAGATTCGCAAGACCAAAATCAAGGCTCGTGCCTTGTTTGAGCGTATTGCTGAACTTCAGTTTGAGTCAGGGTATCCTTACATCATGTATGAAGATACTGTTAATAATGCTAACCCAATTGATGGACGTATCAATATGTCAAACTTGTGTTCAGAAATCCTGCAGGTAAATACACCAAGCATTTACAATGCTGACCTTAGCTATGCTGAGATTGGTAAGGATATCTCCTGTAACCTAGGCTCATTGAACGTGGCTAATGCTATGGCTTCACCAGACTTTGGTAAGACCATTGAGGTTGCTGTTCGTGCCCTTACTGCTGTATCGGACCTCAGCGACATTGACTCAGTTCCATCAATTGCTGACGGTAACAGAAAGGCACATGCCATTGGTCTGGGTCAGATGAACCTGCACGGATACTTCGGTAAGGAAGAGATGTTCTATGGTGACGAAGAGTCAGTAGACTTCACCAACATCTATTTCTATACTGTTTTGTATCACGCACTAAAGGCTTCCAATAAGATTGCTGTTGAAACTGGAGAGAAGTTCGATGGCTTTGAGAAGTCCAAGTATGCTGATGGAACATTCTTTGCAAAGTATATTGCACAGGAATGGAAGCCAGCAACTGCCAAGGTTGAAAAGCTTTTTGCAGATGCAGGTATAGCCATCCCTACACAGGATGACTGGAAGAACTTGGCACAGAATGTAATGCTATTTGGTATTTACAACCAAAACCTACAGGCTGTTCCACCAACTGGTTCGATTAGTTACATCAACAATTCAACCAGTTCAATTCACCCAATCGCATCACAGATTGAAATTCGCAAGGAAGGCAAGATGGGTCGTGTTTACTATCCAGCACCTTACCTAACGAATGACAATCGCCAGTATTTCCAAGATGCCTATGAGATTGGTCCAGAGAAGATCATTGACGTTTATGCTGCTGCAACCCAGCACGTAGACCAGGGACTATCTCTGACACTATTCTTTAAGGATACTGCAACTACTCGTGATGTAAACAAAGCACAAATCTACGCCTGGAAAAAGGGTATCAAGACAATTTACTACATTCGTATTCGCCAGATGGCTCTAGAAGGCACTGACGTATCAGAGTGTGTAAGCTGTATGCTATAGGAGGAAATATGACAATTACAAGACCAGTTAACTGGAATAAGATAGAAGATCAGGTTGACCTAGATGTTTGGAACAAACTGACAGCCAACTTCTGGCTACCTGAAAAGGTTCCACTAGCCAATGACATTCAGTCTTGGAGCACATTACATGATGATGAAAAGCTAATGACCATCCGTGTATTCACAGGTCTAACTCTCTTGGACACAATCCAGGGCACAGTTGGAGCAACAGCACTATTGCCAGACGCAAGAACAATGCATGAAGAAGCAGTAATTACCAATATTGCCTTTATGGAATCGGTTCACGCTAAGTCATACTCAAGCATCTTCTCCACCCTTACATCTACACAAGAGATTGAGGATGCGTTCCGTTGGAGTGAAGAAAACCCTTACCTCCAAAAGAAGGCTGAGATTGTTCTAAAGTATTACCGTGGAGATGACCCACTAAAGCGTAAGATTGCTTCTACATTGCTAGAGTCATTCTTGTTCTACAGTGGATTCTATCTGCCAATGTATTGGTCAAGTCGTGCAAAGCTCACCAACACTGCTGATCTAATTAGACTTATCATTCGTGACGAGGCTATTCACGGCTACTACATCGGCTACAAATTCCAGCAGGCATTCAATGAAGCATCTCAGGAACGCAAGGATGAAATCACTGCCTACGCCTACGAGCTTCTGATGGAACTATACGAGAACGAGGTTAGATATACTGCTGACCTTTATGATGGCATGGGCTTAACGGAAGACGTTAAGAAATTCCTTCACTACAACGCTAACAAAGCTTTGATGAATCTTGGATTTGATCCACTATTCCCTAAAGACCAGTGTGATGTGAACCCTGCTATTCTATCAGCATTGTCTCCAAACTCTGGAGAGAACCACGACTTCTTCTCAGGATCTGGTTCCAGCTATGTTATGGCAAAGCATGAGGCAACCCAGGATGATGACTGGGACTTTTAAATAAGCAAGGATTGGGCTGCTTCGGCAGCCCTTTTCTTTTATCCAAAAGTGATATAATAATACTGTTAGTCATTGGCTAACGGAGGAGACAGGGAGAATTAAGAAATTAATCTATTCTTTAACAGCAATTACACTAGCCCTTTTGCCCCTATTCACTTCAACTCCAGCTCAAGCAGAAACCAGAGCAGAGTATGATGCAAAGGTAGCAGAAGCAAAGGCTAAACTTTCTGCTGCCCAAGATGCTTTAACAAATGCACAGCAGACATATGACAATGCAATAGCACGTAGTCAAGAACTAAATTCACAAATACAAACAGCAACACAGGAGTTGCAAACTGCACAAGCAAACTATGAGCAAAACCTAATCCTAGATCCAAACTGGGTAAGACCAACCAAAGAGATCCAAGTATCCGAACAGGTTCCTAGAATTATTCAGGTTCCACACACAGAAACTGTAAGACAGGTAACGCAAGTTCCTAGAGAAGTAGTTACGCTAATTCCTGGTGGTCTTACAGCAAAATCTTATAACATGGCAGGGTATAACAATAGACCACCGCTACCAACAGAAAACAGACTAGTCTCTACACTTAACGTACCTAATATTAATTATCAATGGGGTAGTGGTCAAATACTAAATTCAGGATTATATGAAGATACAATTGTTAACTTTAGTGGAAATATACAGATACCAAGTACAGGCACATATGGATTCTATGCACCAGGAGATGACGGAGTAAAACTAATTATCGATGGCAATACTATTATTGATGACTGGTATGATAAGGGCGGAGGTGGCTCAACTACATCTATATATTTAACAGAAGGTAGCCACACATTAACGCTATGGTATTACGAAAATGGTGGTGGGGCAAACGTGTGGCTTTACTGGGCACAACCAGGGCTTGGCTATGCGATTGTCCCATCATCACAATTTGGAACACAAACAGTGACAACAATAGTTTATGATGAAGTAGTAACATACACAGACGTAACAACATACACAGATGAAGTGGTATACGATACAGTTTGGCATACAGAAACCGTTCTTGATACAGATGCAATACAGCCACAGATACAAGATCCATCGCTACTGCTGGTTGTGAATGAAAAACAGTCTAGTTTAGATACATTAACTGCCAGCAATACTGAAAACTCTAATATAATAGAAGTAGCATCAGCAGATGTGTCAACTAAACAACAGGAGTTAAATGTCGCTCAACAGGAATTGGAAGCCATACCACCTTACAGAGAGCCAGCACCTACGCCTGAAAAGACCACGGAACCTACTAAAGAGCCAGAAATACCTATCACCCCAGAGATACCTCCTACAGACGAAACAACAGCCACCCAAGGAACAGCAGTAGAACAGGCTCAGGAACAACTAGAAGAACGAGCAGCAGAAAATGACACAGGCGTTCTTCCATATACAGTTGCAGATGCAGTAACAGAAATACAAGCAGAAGAAGTTTTGACAACCCTCACAGACCCCACAGCACTTGCTGGAGCCATTGGAGAAGGGGTAGCAGAGGCTGCACAATTCGTAGGGGAACTATTTACAAACCCAGCAGAAACAGTAACAGCAGTATTTAAAAATGTATCTCAGGCAGGTCTAGACATGACAGACGACCAACGTGAGAAAGCACAAGAAGTCATCGTGCCTGTGGTCATCGTATCACAAATTGCAAGCATGATGGTAGGGAGGATAAAGTGAAATTAATTAAGTCTATATTTAAATGGATTGGGGATGTGCTAAAAGAAAGCATTAACCAGGTATTCACCCTACTTGGTTTCTTTATAGCTTGGCTAACCCTTACAGGATCCGCAAGAGACATTGTTGGAATCGCAATAGTTTGGTCAACCGTAATTTGGCTGATCACAATTAATCTAAGAAAAGATAAGGAGGATAAATAAATGAACGTTAAGAAACTAATAGGACGTATCCTTGCCTTGTTCATTGTTTCAGCATTGACCACAATTGGTGCTGGTGCAATCATTGGCATTGATACCCTACAAACTGCTATTCTAGCAGGTGTAATGGGTATTGCAAACGTTGTCGAAGACCTTGCTCGTGGTTACCTAAATGATGGTGAACTATCGCAGGACGAGATTGACGCAGCATTTACTGACAATACTCCAGAAGAAAACTAATAAAGTAGTTGACAAGACCCTTTCTAGGCTGTATAATTTATATATGACCTAGAAAGGGTTTTTATTATGACCATAGAACGTAAAGAGTTCTCACAAGAAGAAATTCAGGAAGCTATAGAGTGGCTTCAAAAGGGCATTGACAATGGCTGGGTAACAGACGGATTCTGCTTTACCCACGATGGTGACCCATACATGACTGCTGAAGAAGAGCAGGAATGGGAAGAGGGTGGAGACCCTTGTGCCCCAGTAGTAAAATGGCTAATCTAAATGCTTGACAAATAAAATTGAATAGCGTATAATAGATTGGTATTCCTCCTTAGCTCAACGGCAGAGCAGAGAGCTGTTAACTCTAAGGTTCCTGGTTCGAATCCAGGAGGGGGAGCATTGGCTTCATAGCTCAGTTGGTTAGAGCACCACCCTGTCACGGTGGGGGTCGTGGGTTCAAGTCCCATTGGAGTCGCCATGCCTTAGTAGCTCAGTGGTAGAGCAATCGCCTTGTAAGCGATAGGTCAAGGGTTCAATCCCCTTCTGAGGCTCCATCCCTGTTATTCTCCAAGGTGGAGAAGCGGTCTGTAAAACCGTCGCCAACGGCATGGTAAGTTCGATTCTTACAGCAGGGACGAGTAATGATATAATTATTCAGAAGGAGATGATGCTATATGGCAAAGTCACAATTTCCAGTAGACGGAAAGCCAGGGAAAGCCTGGAAGGTAACTTCACCTTTTGGTTGGCGTGTCCATCCAATCAAGAAGACTAAGAAGCATCACAATGGTGTAGACATT